CTGGCCCACGTCACCGGTACGGGACCTGTGGTGGAGCCCTACGTGGGCAAGGCGCTGACGTTCGGCACCGCGCTCGTCGTCGCCGGCAAGACACCCTCGGACCACGAAGCGCGCCTGCGGTAGGCGTCACCAGGGACCCCCATGGACATCATGGAAGCGCTTCAGTACCTGATGGGCGGCTCCGGCCTGGCCGGCGGCGGCTGGGCCGTGCTGCGCATCTGGCGCAGCGTCCGCAAGAACTGGCCCACCATCAGGGCGGCCGCGCGCGGAGCCGCGCGTGAGTTCGTGGCCAGCGATCCCCACCACGGCAACGGTTCCATGCGCGACGACCTGAAGGACATCCGCACCACCAGCCGGCAGACGCTGGGCCTCGTGACCACGGCGATCGAGGGGCAGCAGGACCTCCGAGAGGAGGTGCGCGCCCTGGGAGAGCGCGTGTCCGCCGTCGAGCAGAGCCAAGACGACCTGGAGGGTGACCAGCACGCGTTGCGTCGGCAGCTCGACGAGGATCTGCCTCGCCTCGTGGCGCAAGCGGCGGCGGCGATGGCCAGCCTGCGCGACGAGGTTCCGGGACAGATCGCCAGCCCGACGTTCCTTCAGGAGCCCAGGGCCGCACGCCCACAGACGGAGCCCGAGGAGCGGTGAAGGTGGGACGCAAGCGCGCGACGCCCCGACGCCGGCCAGGCCGGCCGGTGGTCGAGGTCATCTGGGAGGACGCCGTGAGCCAGGAGCAGTGGGCCGAGGCCGCCGGCATCGTGGCCTTCCGACGTGAGCAGGTCCTCGTCGTGACCGTGGGCCTCCTGGTCGAGCGCTCGAAGCGGTACGTGGTCGTGGCCAGCTCGCACAGCAGCCTCGACCACCACGGCGGGCTGTGGAAGATCCCGACCGGCATGGTGCGCAGCGTGCGCCAGATTGGGCGCAGCCGGCGCCTGGAGATCGCCGCGTGAAGGGCGGCCGCCGCGGCGGGAGCAAGCCGCACGGAATCACGCCGCAGAAGCGGCGCGCCGCCAAGGCGCTGGGCCTCGGCAAGAGCAACGGCGAGGCCGCCAAGGCCGCCGGCCTGAAGGGCAAAAGAAACACGCAGGGCCGCTCGATCCTGATCTCGGAGTGGAAGCGGGACCCGGCGTTCGTGGCCCTGGTCGAGAGGTATGCCGAGGAGGCCATGTCCGGACCGGAGTGGGAGGCGCGCAACGCGAAGATCGCGCGCTACGAGCTGCCCTCCGAGATCGTCACCGACGGCGAAGGCCGAATCACCCAGATGCGGTTCAACCCGGACCGCGCCCACGACCGCATCGGCCGCGCCCTCGGCAAGCTGCGGGACATCGTGGGCGGGCCCGGTGGTGGACCGATCCAGCACGAGCACCGGTTCGCCGAGATGACGGACGAGCAGGTTGAGCAATCCGCTGCCGAAGGCCTTGGGATCACGGTCGAGCAGCTCCGAGACCTCCAGGGCAAGAAGGCAGCCGCAGACCAGGGGGGGCCTTGCCGCGCAGGCGCGACTTCGTAGCAGGTGCGCTCGCCGCAGCTCTCACGGTGACGCTGCCCAAGCGCTCGGTCGCCAGTCCACGCGATGCGGCGATGGCCCTCGAAGAACTGAACCTTCGCAGGCGAGTCGCTGCCGCTCGCGAGTACAGCTCCGAGTTCGTGGACCTCGTCTTCGGGTACCGGTCGGCGCAGTTCCAGAAGCGCTGGCACCACGAGATCGCCGAGAACCGGCGGACGGTCCTCTGGGCGCCGATCGAGCACGGCAAGACGCAGCAGGTCACGACCGCGCTCCCGGCCTGGTGGCTGGGGCGAGACCCGAGGAAGCGCGGCGCCATCATCGGCGCCACGTCCACGGCCGCGCAGAAGCCCTTCGGCGTCGTCAAGGGCCTGATCGAGGACCCGCCGGCGGTGCTGCGGCGCGTCTTCCCGAACCTCCGGCCGCTGCGCGGCCCGCGCGCGAAGTGGACGAACAGCCAGCTTCGTGTAGAGGGCGCGCTGGCCACCGAGAAGGACTTCTCGCTGATGGCCATCGGCATCGGCGGGGACCTGCTCGGGGCCCGGCTCGACTTCGCCATCCTCGACGACATCCTCAACCTCGACAACACCTACACCGCGGAGCAGCGTGAACGCGTGACGAAGTGGATCATGTCGACCCTGCTGGGCCGCATGGTGGCGGGCGCCACCGTGGTCATCTGCGGCAACGCCTGGTTCCCCGACGACGCCATGCACCGCATGGCGGAGCGGGGCTGGCACGTCATCCGAGAGCAGGCCTACGAGGAGACCGAGTCGGGCGAGATCGTGCCCGGCTCGATCCTGTGGCCGGACCAGTGGTCCCTGGAGCGGCTCGAGGACAAGCGTGTAAACGACCTGGGCACCATCGAGGCCTGGCGCCAGCTCCGCTCGATCCCCTACGCCGCCGGCCAGGGCCGCTTCGACCCGAAGTGGTTCGACAAGGCCTTCTCCCAGGGGCGAGGCCTCCGCTTCGTGGAGCGGTGGCCGATCGAGGGCGGGCCGCAGTGGCCCACGTACCTGGGCGTCGACCTGGGCGTCCAGCAGAAGGAGAAGCACGACAAGACCGCGTTCTGGTGCATGGCCGTCTCCCCCGAGGCCCAGCGCCGCCCGCTGAACGCGTTCGAGGAGAGGCTCACCGGGCCCCAGATCGTGGACCGGCTCGCCGAGTGGCACGACCGCTACGGCTGCGTCGTGATGGTGGAGAACAACGCGGCCCAGGACTTCATCCGGCAGTTCGCGAAGGACGCGGGCGTCCCGACCAGGCCGTTCACCACCGGGAAGCAGAAGGCGGATCCGTCGTTCGGGATCCCGTCGCTGGGCGTCGAGCTGGAGCAGGGCCTCTGGGCGCTCCCCGACGAGCCGCTGATGCGCGCCTGGATGCAGCAGTGCTTGAACTACAGCCCGGGCCAGCACGTGGGCGACCTGCTGATGGGGAGCTGGTTCGCGCGCGAGGCCTGCCGCACCGGTGTGGCCGCCGCTTCGCCGCCGGCGGATGAGCAGCCGAGCGGAACCCGGGCCGACTACTCGCGCCTCCGTGCGCGCTACGGGAGGACGTGATGGGCAAGCTGGCCGAGCTGCGCGAGGCGCTGGCGAAGCGCATTTTCGAGGCGCTGACCGGGACGGCGGTGGGCGACTACGGGACGGGCGGCTCACCGGCATGGGCAGGGACGGCAAGCTCCTGCGCGACCTGACGCCGATGTCGCAGGAGCAGATGATCCGGATCGCCCACTTCCTCTACGCCCAGAACCCCCTGGCCACGCGCCTCATCGACCAGCCGATCGACCTGGCCATCGGCAGCGAGCTGGGCTACACGGTGGAGTTCAACCACAAGAAGCTGGGCATCGACGAGAAGCGCGCGCGGGAGCTGGCCGCCGACGCCAAGGACGTCCTCGACAAGTTCTGGGACCACCCCGCCCACGACATCCGGTGCCGCGCCAACGAGTACATGACCACGCTGAAGGTCACCGGCGAGCTGTGCCTGCCCATCGCCGCCGAGAACGACGTCGACGGCACGCCGCAGCTCGACTACCTCGACTCGCAGCTCGTCGCGGACGTGCTCCCCCTGGAGCAGTCGTCGCTGGTACCCGGCACCGTGCTGGTGCGCGCCAAGGATCTCGGCCCCGTGACGCCGAAGACCATCGTCCGCTACGACCCGCTGCAGGATCGCCTCGTCGGCCAGTGCTTCTTCTGGCGCAACGGGCGCCTCCTGAACTCGATGCGGGGCCGCTCCGAGTTCCTCAACATCGCCGACTTCCTCGACTCGTTCGACCAGTTCATGTTCAGCCAGGTGGACCGCGGCGTCCTGCTCAACAACATCGTCTGGCGCCTGAAGATGGAGGGCGCCACGGAGCCACAGCTCCTGGAGGCCGTGAAGAAGCTGCGCGAGCAGCTCGGCAAGCCGGGCGGCATCTGGGCGCACAACGAGAAGGGCGAGCTGGAGGCCGTGTCCCCCGACCTGGGCTCGGCCGAGGGCAGCGAGCTGCTCCGCACGCTGGGCAACCACATCCGAGGGTCGAAGGGGCAGCCCGAGAGCTGGTTCGGGGAGGGCGGCAACGCCAACCGCGCCACCGCCGGCGAGCAGACCGACGTCAGCTACAAGGGCCTCATCGCGCTCCAGAGCCTGGCCAAGAAGGTGTTCGGGACACTC